CGCGCGTCATCGCCTTGTCGCCGGTCCTCACGCGCTCAATCGCTACTTGGCCGCGTGACGTGACAACCGGCGTCCCTGCGACGAAGCAGCCGTGGTCGTCGGCCTTCATCGGCGCATCGTGCCCTTGCGCCTGCGCTCTGGCGTCCCAGAGGTAGCCGGTCAGCTCGCGTATCAGGTGCTCGCATGAGCGGTGAATGCGTAGGCGGTCAGCCGAGAAGAGGCTCGCCGTATAGCGGATGCCGTCGAGGACCGCGTTGTCCGCCTTGCGCGGCGTCACCCAGCGGTCGCGGCGCAGCTGCTCGGTAAACGACACGGCGGACGGGTCCACAAACGCGCGGTCCACGGGCACCGGAGCAGGCTTAGCGTTGAGCCGGTAGGCTCCGTCCGCGCCGCTGCGCACCCACTCCCGCAGCCGCTCAGAGTACTCGGCGTCGGTGAGCTGCCTGCGTTTCTCTCCAGCGTCCCAGCGCCATTCCCGGGCCACGTACAGGCGCTGGTCCGTCCCCAGCCCCGCCAGCAGCGCGTGAGTGACCGTGGCGGTGCCGTAGTCCACGGCCAGCCACCAGCGCGTGATGGGCGGCAGCTCGTCGGTGCCGTGAACGTCCGGGTCGAGCATGTCGTAGACCGCACCCTCGGCGGCGACCCACTCCCCGAGCACGAAGCGCCGATACCACAGCCCTACGAACTCGCGCCGGATGCCCTCCACGTAGTCGGCCGGGAGATACGGGTTGTCCTCCAGGCGGAAGGAGAAGCGGGCCAGGTCCAACTCGTCAGCCCGGTCCAGCCAGTCGCGCTTGAGCCAGTGCAGCGGCGCGTCCGGGTTGGTCGTGGCGAGCATCCGCGCGCCCTCCGCTGAGAGCCGCGAGCGGAGCATCGTCCAGAAGGACTCCGGGATGGTGGACGCCTCGTCGACGTATGCGCCGGTGAGCGTGATGCCGCGTATCTTCTCGGCTGCCCGCTCGTCGTTCGCGCCGACCACGTAGACGCGGCGGTTGTCGATGTAGAACTCCCGCGTGCCCCGGTTGTAGCGGCAGACGGCTCCGCCGAAGAGGTCCATCATCGGATAGATGATGTTGCGCGTCACCGAGTCCTGCGTCTTGCCGGCCAGCAGCAGGTTACCCGGGGGACCGTGCATCGCGAAGTCCACGAACGCGTGGTCGGCCCCGACGCTCTTGCCGCTCCGGACCGCGCCCTCGCAGACGACCATGCGGTGCTTGTCCAGCGCCCACCACGCCGCCCGCTGCTTGTCCGTCAGCGCTTCGATGCTCACAGCGGGTCGCCCTTCTGCCGCCGCAGGTACTCTTCCGCCGCCGAGCGGCTGTTCTCGTCTCCGTCCGGACGGTCGCGCTGGCCGAGGTACTGCTTGCCCAGCCAGATGAGCATGGCGTCGGTGTTCTTCTGGAACTGCTTGCGCCGGATACTGATGCGCCCCTTCTGCTGGCCGCGCTCCCACACGTCCCGGTACTTCGCTTGGCGGAGCTTCCGGTTCAGCGTCTCCCGGGCGATGCCGAACCACGCTGCCGCCTCTTCTTGGGTGCACTGCATAGCGGCCAGCTTCTTGAGTTCGTCCAGGTCGATAGCGGCGGGTCTACGAGGCACGTTCCGCCTCCGTCCCCGTCTTGGCCGGCCGCGGCTCGGTCGGCTTCCCGCGGTGCCAGCCCGTGGTCTCGCGCTTTTTAGCGCTGTGACTTTTCGCCATGGCACCTCATTGTCGCTCGTGACCGGACCTAGGAACGCGGGCATCATTCGGCCCGCGGACGTAGACGTACCCGCCGGACTGCCCGACGCGGCCGCGGATGTGGTGCCCGTTTCGTCGTAGCGTCTCGATGCGGTCGTGTATGGCGTCCCGCGCCTCCCGCGAGGACGGACAGACCTTGCCCGCGCGGCGCAGCTCCAGAAGCGGCTGTACGAGCCGCCCGCGGCGTCTGCGGAGGACGCACAGCAGCCAGCTCTCGAACTCGGGGTCGGTGCGCGGGTCGTAGCGTGGGTGGGAGGCGCACGCGCCGGAGGTATTGTCCGGCGCCAGCCGAGCGCCGCAGATGAGACAGCTTCCGGGTGTGGTACGCGTCAGGTCCGCCATCGTGCACGAGCGTAGGACGGCGGAGCGGAGAACGCTAAGTCGCCGCGTCCTCCGGCGGGAGACGGAGCAGCGCCCGGAGGCGCAGGTGGAGCAGTGCCGGCGGCGCTTCCCGGTGCCGTCCCTGCCCAGCTCCACGGTGACGAGCCACTTGTCCCCGCGTCTCCGGATACTCATTCGCGCCCCGTAGCCTAGCAGCGAAACGGGCCGGATGCCCGGCCCGCTTCATGGCGTGCGTCGGTCGGCGCGTCAGACGTTCGCGTTGGCCTTGTTGAACCAGTCGGCAGCCCGCTGTTTCGCCGCCCTGCGGGTACGGAAGTGGACTTCCCGCGCGAGCTTGAATCTCGTCGCCTTGCCGGAACGCGAGCCCTTGCCCACGGGCCGGTAGGTGAACGCGGCGTACTTGCCGTCGCTCATACGCTCCGTGGTCCAGCAGTAGCGGTAGCCGCGCGGGTCCGTCCAGTAGCGGTAGGCTGGTTGCCGAGAAAACAGCGCCGCCAGCGCGGGCTCGGCCGCGAGAATCGCGCCCCACACTTTCTCGTCTGCCTGATATTTCACTTCGTCCTCCTCAGTCGCGCGACCTCGCTCGGGTCGATTCGCCAGTGTCCTCCCGGCGTCTGCCAGCCGGTCATCTTCCCTGCCTTCAGCCAGCGGATGATGGTGGCCGCGTCCACGGACAGGCGGCGTGCCGCCTCCCGTGCGCTAAGCTCGTAGATGGTCAACGTGTGCCTCCTTGGCCGTGGTCTGTATTTGCCGTGCTGTGCACAGCATACCCCTATTCGCGCCGTTTACCACGCTTACCATGTTGTCCATTGAGGCATTTGTCGAGCCTGAGTCTGTACACTTCGTCGAAGTAGCCGAGGTGATACTTGCGGCCGTCCTTCGCGATGTTGGCCGACCACTTGCCCTTCACCTTGTGCCAGCAGACGCCCTTGTAGCCGCTCCGGTTGGTGCTCGGCGCGAGCTGCTCGTCCTCCCGCGCCACCGCCCGCGGTACTTCCCGGACTCCTCGTCCCGGTCCATGATGCCGCCGCCGAACGCCAGCACCGGCTGGTAGCGGCGCTCCCACCGCTCTACCGCGTAGCCGGGTTTGCCCCGCTCTCCGCGGGCGATGATGCCGTGACGGCGAGCGATGTGACGGATGGAGCGCCCCACGCTCCAGCAGTCCGCCTCGACGCCAAGCGCCGCTACCTCCAGACTGATGTTCACCAGCTCCCCGGGGTGCAGCGCGTCGTGGATTAGCAGGATACCGGCCACCAGCTTGTCCAGGTCCACACCCTCGGCGGTCGGCTCGGCAGCTGGCTCCGTTTCCGCCTTCCGGCGGCAGAGGGCGCATAGTCCGTCCCGGTCCGTGTTGTAGCGCGAGAGGACCGTACCGCAGCCGCCCGCGCAGACGGAACGGGTAGCGGCAGCTGTGGCAGTAGCCGGGGTCACGCAGCATCGCCTCCAGTCGTCGTCGTGTCGTTGTGCTCGCCCAGGACGGTGCGCAACTGCCGTCGTGGCCTCCCGGTCCTCGCGTAGTTCGCGAGCGCCACGAAGTCGTGCAGCGAGTCCACGAGATAGGTCTCCACGCCACAGCTCCGCCGCCGCTCCGCCGCCGCTATCTGGTCGAGCGAGCAGCGCCCGGCGCGGGAGTGCCGTGCCTTCGGCCTCTTGAACTCCACGAGCAACGAGCGCCCACCCGCGTGCAGCACCGCGTCCGGGAAGCCTCTATCCTGCCCGGCTTTGTCGGCACGGTACTGGCCGGCCACTTCGAGCACCACGCTCATCGCCTCGGCCGCGCGGCGGCAGTCGGCGACCAGCTCCGCCTCCAGCTCGTAGCCCTTCACAGGGTACGCCTCGGGTCACGGTCGTCGCGGCCGTTGATGGTGACCAGCGCCATCACCAGGATGCCGACCGCTCCCCCGGCGATGAAGGCGATGACAGCCACGGCGATGGTCATGACCGCGCCTCCCAGCGTGTGCAGCCCTCGTCGGCGGCCGGGTACGTGAGAGAGAGGGGCGCATCGCACTTGCCGTAGTCACGGCACGGTATGGGCCTCCACCAGCGACAGTTGTCGCAGCACCTCTCCCTCGGCCGCTTCGCTTCGGCGTCGGCGGCGG